ATGGGGTGTTTTTACCTCTGAAGCTGTGGCACAGCCTCATCGCATCATCGATGAGAGCGGTCGTCCCGTTTACGTCGACCGCATGTACAGCGAAGGCGCACCCAAAGTCATGCTGATGCATGCATGGCAAGCAAGGCTCGAGTTGCATGACCTCGTCGAGAAGATCGCCCGCACGTCAAAAGCTTTGAAGATCGACAAGCTGATCATTGAAAACAAAGCCGCCGGCATCTCGGTGGCTCAGGAAATCCGACGCCTGTACCAAAACGAAAGTTTTGCCGTTCAGCTCTCGGACCCCAAGTCTCAAGACAAGTTGTCCCGCCTCTATTCGGTCCAACATCTCTTTGCCGAAGGGATCATCTACGCACCGGATCGGACATGGGCTGAAATGGTCATCACTCAGGTGGGGCAATTCCCCCGTGGCAAGCATGATGACTTGGTCGACACCGTCTCGATGAGTCTTCGGCACCTGCGCGAAGTGGGTTTGCTGACCCGGGCTCCAGAGCGGCTACAAGAAATCGAATCGATGAAATCCTATCCCGGGCGCGAAGATGTGCCCCTTTATCCCTGCTAAGGTGGATTATGGACGATAGAATCAGGTGCTCTTGCACGGTTGACCCTTTGGGTCCAGAAAAGTGGCGCGTGGACGTCTGGGGCGAGTTCCCCTACGAGGCGTTCCGCCGTTCGTATACTATCGAGGCGAAAACTGATAATTTTGCCGCGCAAGAGGGTCTTCGGCGTTTCGTTGAAGAAATGTCTGCCCATTGAGAGAGGCCTAAGCCATGCCATTGGTCCCCGGATTGACCCCGAATATTGCCATTCAGACTCCTGAAGGTCAGGCCATGCCCGACCCGACAGATATTGTCATTGAGCATGTTGAGGGCGCCGACGTCCCCGAAGTGGACCCGAGCGGCAATATCCTCAAGATCGAACACGAAGATGGTGCCGTCACGCTGTCCGTCGATGACAATCCGCTTGGGAACGTCTACGGCGAGCCTAAAGAGCGCGACTGGTACGACAACCTCGTCGACGACATCGACCCGGCTGAGCTTGGCCGTATTTCATCTGATCTTTTGCGCGGCGTCGATGACGACCTGCAATCACGAAGAGAATGGGTCGAGGATCGCGCACTTGGTATGCGCCTTCTTGGCCTAAAGGTTGAAGTCCCAAGCTTGCAAGGCGCATCAGATGGCGCGCCCGTCGAGGGCATGAGCAAAGTTCGTCACCCTCTTTTGCTCGAAGCGGTTCTTCGCTTCCAAGCTAATGCCAGATCTGAGCTTCTGCCGACTGATGGCCCGGTCAAAATTCGCAACGACGATAATCAGGCTACGCTCGAGACAGATCAGCTTGCCAATTCTTTGCAGCGCGACCTCAACCATTACCTGACGGCGGTTGCGACCGAGTACTACCCAGACACCGACCGCATGCTTTTGATGCTCGGATTCGGTGGCACGGCTTTCAAGAAGGTTTATTTCTGCCCTCTTCGAAATCGACCGGTATCGGAAACCGTTGATGCCGACGATCTGATCGTCAATAACGCCGCGACCGACCTTGCGAATGCCAAGCGCATCACGCATCGCATTTACATGCGGCCCTCTGTCGTCAAGAGAATGCAGATTTTGGGCGTCTACAAGGACGTCAGTCTCTCGACACCGAGCCAGCCGACGCTTGACTCGCTCCAGAGAGAAGAAAAGTCTCAGCAAGGTCTCTCCCCCGAAGCTTCAAGCCCGGAAGATCGCGACCGCGAGATCTACGAGTGCTACTGCGAGCTTGATATCAAGGGTTTTGAGCACACGCACAAGGGCAAAGTCACAGGCCTTGAGATCCCATATCGCGTCACTATCGACGTGACGACGAAAGAAATCCTGAGCATCGTCCGAAATTACAGGGAAGATGATGCTGTGCTCCCCGAAGCGCGAAAGGTGTTTACCAAGTACACCTTCGTGCCGGGCGTGGGCTTTTACGATATCGGCTTGCTTCACATTCTTGGCAACACCACGAATGCGATCACGGCAGCGTGGCGTGAGTTGCTCGATGCCGGCATGTACTCGAACTTCCCGGGCTTTCTCATGGCAGATACCGGCGCCCGGCAGAACACGAATATCTTCCGCGTGCCGCCGGGTGGTGGCGCTCTTGTGAAGACGGGCGGCTTGCCTATCAATCAAGCCATCATGCCTCTGCCCTATCAGCCGCCCTCACAGGCCCTGATGATGCTCGTGAGCAATATGGCTGAGACCGGCCAAAGAATCGGCGGTACGAGCGAGCAACAAGTCGGCGAAGGCAAGATTGATGCGCCGGTTGGAACGACTTTGGCCGTCATCGAGCAAGCAACCAAGGTCATGAATGCCGTTCATAAGCGACTTCATGCCGCGCAGGCCGAAGAATTTAGGCTCCTTTGCGACGTGTTCCGCGACCATCCAGAGAGCTTTTGGCAGCGTGGTTGCCGAACCAACACTCAGTGGGACGAATACACGTTCAACAAGGCCCTTGATAACTGCGAACTTGTGCCGCAAGCGGACCCGAACACGTCTTCTGCTGCTCAGCGCATGATGAAAGTCATGGCCCTGAAGGAGTTGGCGGCAGCTAATCCGTCAATGTACGACCCGATTGCCATTGATACGGCAGCCTTGCAGGCTATGGGGTGGAGTAATCCTTCGCAATTCTTTGCGCCGCCTTCTGCTCAGGCCAAGCCACCGCCGGAGCTGCAAAAGGCGATGGCAGACATTCAGATCAAGAAGCAAGAAGCGGACGCCAAGTCCAAAGAAGCGGATGCTCGGGCACAAGAGGCGCAGGCTCGGGTTGCCGAGACGCAAGCAAAGATCCAACAAGGCGCCTTTGCGCCAAAGGGCGCTGCCCTTGGCGCAGGCGCTCCCGGCGGCGATCCATCTCAGATGATGGAAATGCAAATGAAGCAGGCCGATTTCAATCTTAAACAGCAAGAGTTGGGCGCTCGAGCACAGCAGCATCAGGTCGATGATCGAAATCGCGACCTTGATCGTCAAAGCCGCGAACGAATTGCGCTCCTGCAGCTTGCTCGAGATGTCATGCTTCACCCGGGCGAGGCGCAGGCTGCTCAGCCTGAGCTTGGACCGCTCGAGAGAAGCCTCGGCACCATCCAGCAACAATGATTCCGAATCACAAAGCCATGCAGCGGGCGATGATGATCGCCCAAGATATTGCCCAGCAAATCGACCCTGCTTATGGCCGAGTGAATTTACCTCCCACTGCGGGTGGAATCCCTGAGGAATACCAACAGGGCGGAGCCATTGTCGACCCAAACGTACTGAATGAACTAGCAAAAAGCGCCGTCTCTGCTATCAACAAAAGCAGAGCCGGTCTTGCATATGGAGGAATTAGTGATGAAAGAGATCAAATCGAAAATGCCGGATCATATTTTGAAGCACCAGCCGAAGAGAGAGGACTTCCAGACGCAGGAGGAGTACGAGGAGGCGAAAGCGTACTTCCGGCACCGGTTCAGACCAGCTCTCCAGAGCCACTCGAAGGCCTCCCAACCCAAGTAAAGATTCCTATGACCGGCGAGATGATCGAAGCCGGTCCCGATGAGCGCATCCGAAAGGTTGCCGAGGATTACATGCGGTCGATTGGCCGCGAGTACAAGCCGGCAAGCGTTTACGCCAAAGTGGAGCCTGAGCGAGCATCTCGAATTGCTCAGGCTTATCACGAGATGAAGCACGATCCGAGCGACTCTTTTGTGAGGTCCGCTTACGATCAGATGCTCAAAGAGACGATGGATCAGTATCAAGCCGCCAAAGAGGCTGGCTTCAAAGCTGAATTCTGGAATCCAGAAAAGGATGAGGACCCGTACAAGGCCTCACCTCGTCTTGCCATCAAAGACATCAACGAAAACCATCACATGTACGTCTTTCCGACCAGAGCTGGATTCGGAAGCGACGAAGAGATGGCGGCTCAGTTGAAGGACAATCCGCTCCTTGCCGACAGCGGCGAGAGATGGAATGGCGAGCCCGTTACGTACAACGACATCTTCCGCGCCGTTCATGATTACTACGGTCATGCGAAAGAGGGCGTCGGTTTCCGAGCAGATGGGGAAGAGAATGCATGGCGATCTCACGCCTCCATGTACTCTCCTCTCGCTCGATTGGCCATGACCTCAGAGACTCGAGGTCAAAATAGCTGGCTCAATTACGGACCTCATGGCGAACGTAATCGCAATGCAAGGACCGAAGACACAATTTTTGCTGATCAAAAGATTGGGTTACTACCCGCCTTTGCTATTCACGAGGGCGCAGAAGATTTCATGCGCCCCGAGGACGTTGCCGAGGTCCGTCAACTTTACAAGCGGACAAAGCGCGAAAAAGGCGGCGCAACCATAACCACGCCCGTGCTTGATAAAGACAAAGCCATTCGGCGTGCGTTAAGAATTGCAAAACAAGAAGGCGGTCCATTGAGCGGCGGCATGCAGTCCCGTGGACTCGACTTCCCAGCCGAGGATTCCGCATTTCGGCTTCGCACCAAACTTAATCGAGAAGCGAAAGTCGCTTCAGGTAAGGCAGATCCGGGCTTGCCAAGCAATCCGCGCATGACAATCCGCGCACCGGAAGCGGAAGAAGGCGGAAATCAGCTCCCCGACTTTGTTGTCGGCCCGGTGACGCCGCAAGACTGGATCGATAGACACGAGCAGATCTTGTCGCCTGACGAAATCACGCACGCTTCGCAGTGGTACAAAAATATTTATGGCAATTTCCTGCAGTACACCAACAACGATGAGGCGCAGGCCAAGCCGTTAATGCGCGCATGGTTGGTAGCGCAGCAAAACGTCAGCCCGGCTGGCGCGATGCAGAACGTTCTTCTGCAAAAAGAGCAGATGCAGCGCGGCGTGCCCGAGAATATGTGGCGAGCTGGCGGTATGCCGAACCCCACCAATGCGGCTCGAGCTGTTCTGCAGGACAAGCCGATTGCCGGTGGCGTCGGTCAAAAGATTTCCGACTTTGTCGACTCGGCAGAAGGGCTCGATACGAGATCATTCCTTGGCCATGATCAAAAAGGCGGCAAGCCTTTTGTTATTGATGTGCATTCTGCTCGAGATACAGGCCTTGTTGATCCGGCGCTGCTCAATCATTTGCGCGGCCTCGGGTATAACGAAGAAGATTTGGCCAAGGTGCAAACTGATTTTGAAGCGTCGCCCAGCGATGCGCAGTATGAGAACCGCGCCCAGTGGGGCCGCGATCTGACAGATCATCTCAACAGCATCAAGTGGCAAGGCAAGAACGATTGGCGCCCGGAAGAGATCCAAGCCGTGGGCTGGATGGGCATGACCAAGCTCACACGAAATGCCGAAGAAGATTCGGCGTCCGGTCTTGCCCGAAACTTGCGTCGCGTTTCTTTTGAACTCGCGCCGGGCGAAGGTTCGCCATGGGCAGCCAAGTACGGTGAAGCTTTTAACACGCTTCCTGACGATGAGCGCGCACTGATCACTCAAACCATGGGTGGCCGGGCGATGGAAATTGCCAACGAGCTGGCGCAAACCCATGCCGTCAACACAGTCTACGGCACCGGCGCATGGCAGCAATATCAGAACCCGGCAGCCGTTGCACAGGTGCTTGCGACCGAACAAGGCGCAGATATTTTGGCTCACTCGATTGGCCATCTATTGCACCAGACTGAGGTTTGGCACAACCGCGCAAAACCCATGACGGCAAATCCAAAAGGTTTTGCCATCGATTTTATTGAGAAAGGATCAAATAATCTTGCCGATAAGGGTCAGCTCCAAGACTTTTGGTCAAAGGTCATGGATGCGGACAAAACAGGATTGGTTCAAGGTTATCAGCCCATCACGCTGCCCTCTGGTGAGAGCGGCGTGCGGGTCCTTGTTGATAAGGGCGGAAAGAAAACCTCAGAAAATTTGTTTAAGGCGCTTAGCGCAGATGGCGAGCTTGGTACAATGCTCAAGTCATTGCCCTATGACGTTCAAGCGCAATTGGCCGAAGCTGAAATATCGAAAGCTAGAAACGATTGGAAGGAGAATCCAAATGGGGAACTATACGTTCAAGGGCTACGTGACATCTTGGGATCAGATCCATCAGCCCGTCTCAGTGCTGCTGGATCACAACTTGAGAAAGAACTCGAAGCCCTCCTCGACCAAGCCTACACAAGGCAAGGACGGGCATGGCGAACAGCGCAAGGACCAGAAGAAGGCCAAGTAACGGCGGTAAAGCCCAAGAAAACTCGCGCAAAGGCCAAGGAGCCCCCAGAGCCTACCGCTGGCATGGCCTCTGGTGGTATTGTTGACCGCGCCTTGAGAGTGGCAGAAAAAGCTCGGAGACCCAAATGGCTGGCATAATGCTCACCCCCGAAATGCAGGCTC